TTATTAATATGGCATCAAGTTTTTCTACAGATACAAAATTAGAACTTATAGCAACCGGTGAAAAGGCTGGCCTATGGGGAACAATAACAAATACAAACTTACAAATTTTAGAACAATCAGCCACAGGATATTTAAGTCAATCTATGGCATCCGGAGATGTTACACTTACATTAACAAATGGTGCAACTTCTGATGGTAAAAACGCTTTTTATGAATTAACTGGAACTTTAACTGCTCCTAGAACTTTAATTATGCCTAGTGGTGCAGAGAGATCCATCATTGTAAAAGACTCTACTACTAGAGGAAGTGGATCTACACTTTTTGCTTTGTCTGTTCAAACAGCTAGCGGAACTAGTGTGCCCATACCAATAGGCGCGTCCGTTGCCGTTGTATCAGATGGCACAAACATGAAGTTAGGATTACTATCAAAAGGTTATGGAACAGTAAACTCAGCCTCAGTAACAACTTATACAGCAGTAGCAGGAGACCAACTTTTAACAAATACGACAACTGCAGGAATTACAATTACACTGCCAACTTCAGCTGCAACTGGTGATGAGTTAACAATAGTAGATGCTAGAGGAACTTTTGGGTCTAATGGTTTAATTATAAATAGAAATGGTCACAATATAAATGGGTCTGCTGGTAATCTAACATTGTCAACAAATGGTCAAGCCATAACTTTAGTATACGTTGATTCAACTCGTGGCTGGGCATATAAGACAAACACAGCATAGGAGGATGAATTATGCCTCTTACAAGAGTTAATTTTGCACCTGGAATAGATAAACAAAACACAACTGTTGGAGCAGAGGGACGTTGGGTAGATTGTAATAACGTTAGGTTTAGATATCAACTTCCAGAAAAAGTTGGTGGTTGGTCTTCCCTAGTTACAGATACCATTGTTGGTGTGGCTAGAAAAATGTTTCCATTCGTAGATCTTGATGGAAATAGATACGTGGCCATTGGAACGGATAAACTTTTATTATTATATTTTGAAGGTCAACTTTACGACATAACACCTTTAGATACTGTAATTAATAATGCAACTATACAAACATTTTCAGGCTCTAGTCTAGTAACAATTACAAGCAGCACTGCTCATGGTCTAGAACCTGGTGATATTGTTTTTTTAGATGACACTACATTACCAGGTAGTAGTGGTTATTCTACTTCTGATTTTGATGGTAAAAAATTTCAAGTTACAAATGTTTTAAACGCTACACAATTTCAAGTAACAGTAACAACGTCAGGCACACCAGCAAATGCTGGCCCTGGTGGTAGCATAGATATTGCACCTTATGTTAGAATAGGTCCAGCTGCACAATCTTATGGTTATGGTTGGGGTATATCTGAGTGGCAAGGATCTGTTGCTGGCGCTGCAACATCAACTTTAAATGGCGCACTATTGAATGATACAAATGGTACAGGTGGATCTGGAACAAATATTACATTAGCTTCAACAACAAACTTTACTTCTGCGGGTAGAATTTTAGTAGAAAGTGAATTAATATCTTACGCATCTATCGCAGGTGCTAATCTACAAACTATCGTAAGAGGAGTAAACGGAACAGACAAAGCTGCTCACTCAGATGGAACAGCTGTAACAGACGCTACAAACTTCTCTGACTGGGGTGAAGCTACAGTTGCATCAACCGTGCAACTGGAACCAGGACTTTGGTCATTAGATAATTTTGGACAAGTATTAGTAGCAACGATTGCTAATGGTAAAACATTTACTTGGGATGCAGGAGGCACACTGCCTCTAACAACAAGAGCTGCAACAACTACCTCTGGTTTTGCAACAGGTAATAATCCTACTGCAACAAGAGCTAGTTTAATATCACCAACAACAAGACACTTAATTCATCTTGGAACAGAAACAACAATAGGTGATCCTACGACACAAGACGATATGTTTATAAGATTTTCTGATCAAGAAGATATAAATACATATGCTCCCTCTGTAACAAATGCTGCGGGCACGCAAAGGCTACAGGATGGTAGTAGAATTATTGGATCATTAAAAGCCAAAGAAACAATTCTAATATGGACTGACAATGCATTATACACCATGAAATTTATAGGAGCACCTTTTACATTTGGTTTTGAACAGGTGGGCACAAACTGTGGACTTATAGGTAAAAACGCAGCGGTTGAGGTAGATGGTGTTGCATATTGGATGAGTCCTAATGGTTTCTTTTTATATGATGGTACGGTTAAAACACTACCTTGCTCTGTGGAGGATTATGTATTTGATCAACTAGACATTACAAAAGGTCAACAAGTAAACGCTGGATTAAATAATCTTTTTGGTGAAGTGACTTGGTATTATCCCACTACTTCATCAACATACAATGATCAGTATGTAATATATAATTATGGTGAAAGTAGACAACTACCTATTTGGTACATAGGAACAGAGGCAAGAACAAGTTGGATAGACGGAACTATATATCCAAAACCTTTTGGAACTAAGTTTGATTCTACTGCAGAGGGTACTTTTCCTACAATAGTTGGTGTATCTGGATTAGGACAAACTACGTTGTTTGAACATGAGATAGGCACAGATCAAATTAACCCTGATGGAACAACTACAACAGTAACATCAAATATAACATCATTTGATTTTGATTTAGATATAGAGGGCACATCAGGTCAATTCTTTTTATTTATGCGAAGAATACTACCAGACTTTAAAAATCTTGTAGGTAATGCTAAGATAACTATGTCAGTAAAAAGGTTTCCACAACAAACCGATACTGCAACCACGTTAAGTCCTTTTACAATTACATCATCAACAAATAAAGTTGATACTAGAACAAGAGGACGTTACGCAAATATTAAAATAGAAAACGATAGTGCTAGTGAATCTTGGAGATTTGGCACGCTAACACTAGACTTACAATTGGACGGTAGAAGATAATGGCAATAAATTTAGGAGAGGCTCTTTCATATTTAGATGTACCACAAACTGGTATTGGTTCTGTTCAGCTACCAACTGCAAAACCATTTATGCCAGAATATAATGTTGAATTTGACATTGATGATACGGGTAATATTGGTCTTGGATCTTATTTAAAAGAATTTGGAGACACAGCTAAAGAGGGTATTGGAACTCTTGCAGATAAAGGACTATCTTTATTTGATGATAGTAGAAAATCTAATTTGATGAGAGCAGGATTAGGTTCAGTTTTGTTTGGTTTTAGTCCTCTTACAGCGATTCTTGGAGCTATAATTGGAGCAAAAACTCCTAGAGCATTTGATTATTTCCAACAACAAGAAGACAGAAGAGCTGAAGAAGAAGCTGAACGATTAAGACAGATAGACTTAGAAGAAAAAAGAAGACTAGCTTCACGAATTAGAAGCGGAGGAGGCACCATCGATTCTGGAAGTGACGGAGGATATGGTGGAACAGGCGGTGAGGGTCCAAGCGCAGTAGGTTCTTCTGGAATGTTAGGTGGGGGAGTATAATGGCAAAGATAGTAGTTAGATTACCAGAACCAAAACAAGAGTATGATATCTCTAACCAAAAACAAATTAACAGAGCTTTGACTACGGTCGTAGAACAACTTAATTCAACGTTTCTAGAAACAGAAAAAGAGGAGCAACAAAGATTTAATTTCTTTTTATCGTAATGGCAAATGTTTATAAAAATATACAAGCAACAATTAGTTCAGCTGGGTCAGATGTAAGTATGTATACTTCTCCAACAGCTACAACATCTATTATAAAAACCATAAGACTATTTAATACACATGGTTCTGCTTTGACTGTTACAACTAAAGTTAGAGACAGTTCTGCTAGCACTGACTTTGAGTTTAGCACAAACGTAGTAAATGCTAGTGATAGTGCTGATATGCTAACCTTTAATAATATTTTAATATTAGAAGAGGGTGATATACTAAAGATGCAAGCTGCAACCACTGATGTTATAAAGATGACAGCTGCAATATTACAAATAACGAGGACATAATGCCATTTATTGAACAAGAAGCATCATTGAGA